ATTACGTTTGCTTCACGATCTAGTTGTACACCAAGACCTTTGAACTTCTCAGCTGACCAACGACCATCAGCATCTGATGACAAGTCAAAGATACCTTGAGTTGTAATGTTGGTTGTGCGAGCACCAATCTTAGCTTGTGAGTTGATTGTACGGATTACTTCACGGTTGATTTCCGCAAGAATCTCTGTGGACAGAATGTTTGCCAACTCTGTCTCTGCATCAAGACCGTGAATCGCTTTCAAGTCTTGTGCTAGTTCTAGAGTATATTCTGCTTTCAACGCACGTGACTTCGCAGTCACAGTTGCTTTTTCAATGGTGAAGCCCATTTCTGCAAAATCTTCACCAGTGTTACCTAGTGCTTCAGCTTCAGATGTTGTGTATGCATCACCGATGTGTGGTACGTAGTCTGCACCTGAATCGACGATTGAGCCATCGTTATCAGTGTCTGTTACTGACTCTAGACCTGAAGAACCACCATTAGCAGTTGTTGCAGAGTCGCCTGAGAACCCTACTGCTGCTTCGTTAAATAGTGCTTCATCACCTGAAGATACACCAGCTTTAGTTGTTTTGTAGCGTGACTTCATTGCGAAGATCAAGCCTGTTGGGCCAGTCATTGGCTGAACACCAGCAACGTCATATGCCATCATGTTTGGCATAGCACGACGTACTAGTGAGATAAGAATTGGGTTCCAATTGTCTGCCGCACCGCCAGATGCAATTGTACCACCAGCTGCTGCGTTAGCTGCAACTTCTTGAAGGTTTTGCTCACGTAGAGCTTTTTCAGTGTTCTCCAGAACAACTGCAGTTACAGAACGCTTGTGTGCGTCTTTTACTGTACCAGCTGTCTCTTCGTTTAGAACTGGAGACCACTTTTCTACTAAGCGATCATATGATTCCATCATTGTTGGATCTCCTACTTATTTTGTTGTTTTTCTTAGGGCTTGTACATACTGAGCCATTGAATCAGAAATTTCTGCTGTTTCGGCTTCGCCTTCATCAGATTCTTCTACAATTGACTCTTTTGTCTTCTTAGAGAAATATGATTCTTTAAGTGTTTCTACTTTCGCTGTGAAAGATTCTTCACTTTCAAAATCAATTGACTCTGCCAAAGACTTTAGCTTTTCTACTTGAGTTTCTGCAAGGTCACGTGATGCTTCACGAATGATAGCTTCGCGCTTATAACCTTCTAGCTCTTCTGCAAGTTTCATGCTTTTTGCAACTGCGTCATTGAATTGCTCTTCAAGCTCTTCGTTAGCAGTCGCTAGTTCATCAACTAGGTCAACTTTGGATTCAGGAACTTCAATGTATGACTCTGTGAATAGGTCTTTCAACTTACCCATAAAGCCTTCTGCGATTTCTGTGCGTAGGCCAGATTGGATCGCTAGTTTGTTTTCCTCTACCCAAGTCTCAACAACATAGTTGAGGTAGCTGTCTACTTTCTCGACAAGGTCTTCTTTTGTTGCTGTTAGCTCTTCGTCCAACTGTTGTTGGTACTCAGCTTCCAAACGATTGATTTCCTCAGCAAGTTTAGACTTTACCGCGGCTTCAAAAATCACAGCTGTTTTGGCTTTGAACTCATCGCTCAATGTTGCCTCAGATTCGACCAGAGCGTTTAAGTCTTCACTAAAATCTCCATCAATCTCTACAGACTCAGCTTTCATAGGAGCACCGTTTGGAGCAGCTTTCATGCTACCTTTTTGGTGCTTATCTGGATCGCCAGGTGTGAATGTGTCAGCGCGTTCGCTGTTGCTTTTGTCACCTTTACGCTTTGTAGCAGTTTTGCCTGCGGCTTCTGCTTTATCGTTAGCGGCTAGTGACTGAGCTTCAGCATTTTTTGGATCATGAGCTTCTTCGATTTCCTCGTCGAGCTCTACATCCTGGTCTTGTACTTGATCAGTCATGTTTGACTCCTTAATATTGTTTATTTTTCATTAACGAGAGGAAATTTTTGAACTCACGAGTTTGCGTCTCATATAGATCCGCTCGTGGAGCTTTTTTAATTTCAGTCTCCATTTTTTCAATTACTTGAGGCTCGATAATTCCATTGTTCCAGACCCAGTCAACACCTTCCATAATTCCATTAACAAAAGCTGTTGGTGCAGATGGATCTTGTACGATATCAACCGTATTAAGAATAAAATCATCTTTGACGTACATAGCGCCGTTTCTTTCCTCAAGGCTACCCATACCACGAGTTGAAACACCCAGTTGAACACCACCATCAAGAAGACCTTCAACAATCTTACCCATAGGAGTATTCAAAATGCGTGCCTTACCCACAACATCATTGCCGTCCCAATCAAGAGACTCGATGAGGTGGGATACCTTGTCTAAGTTAACAGTCGGTCCATCTGGATGGTTTAATTCCCCAACTGCTCTCTTAGTACTAACTTGTTCAGTAACATACTTATCAACAGCACCTTCCATTACTTGTTTTGGATAGATGCGACCATTACGGTTCTTCTGTTCTGACTGCATAAAGATACCTTCAATAAAGAAGTTCTTTCCACCGTCAGCTTTCG